GAAGTTTCCTAAAGCTGCAAGAAATCCTAACTCAAGATTAAGACAAGCAAGACGTAGGTGGAAGTGCCGATAAAAAAGAAAACATGGGTAAGACCAAAACATCAATCTTTAATATGTGGCTACTGTGAGACTTGCAATAGAGAGCTTATGAGTGATGAAGGTGGCTGGATTATTACAGCTAATAAACAATATTTTTGCCATGATGGTAAAGATGGTAGTTGTTTTGACAACTATTGTGTGCTACAACTAAAGAAACAAAAGGAGAATAATTATGTATGGTAAGTCAAAAGGTAAAAGTAAACTAACAGCAAAACAAAAAACTTTGCCAAGAAGTTTACAAAAAAAAATAATGAAATCTAAATCTAAAAAGAAAAAATAATGAAAAAAAGTTATCACAAAACTAAATCTGGTAAGATGGCTAAAAAAGGTTTGTACTACAATATTAACAAACGTAAAAAAGCTGGTACATCAAGATCAAAAAAGAAATCTACAATTAGTTCAAAGGCTTATAGAAATATGAAGTCTGGATTTAAGAAGTAAGTTCTTTAAATTCCTGCCATATTGTTTGTTCATCACTCCAGTAATATCTTCTATTTTGTTTCATTTGAATAGAATGTAAAACTGTTGTATGATCTTGTCCAAAAATTCTACCTATATCTGATAAACTCATTTTATATTTTTCATTCAATATATTTTGAATAATATTTCTGGCTCTAACAATGTCTCTAGTTCTAGCTTTAGTAAATAATTCTTTTTTACTAACCTCACATTTAATACAAACTTTATTTATTACAGAATCTATTTCTGATTTTTTAGGTTTTCTAAACTGATAACCAACAATTTTTTTTTCTGTACTAATAGGTACTATATGTGTTTTTTTTATTTCTGTAATATGATTTGATATTTTTTGTTGTGCTAATTCAAAACCTTTTTTAAATCCCTCTTCATAAAGTTTAAATTGTTGCTCTGATAATAAATAAAAAGCTATCTTATGTTTGTAAATGAAGTCGTTATTGTTTATTTTTTTAATATGTTTTTGAAACTCTTGTTTAATTAAAGTCATAGATCCCCTACGTTTTCCTTCAGTTTTTTTTAATAATCAACTAATAACTATATAGAAGTCATTAATCGTTCTTTTGTCTGCTCTATTTTCCAAAGCAATCTATAAGAATCTTTTTTATACTTATTGACCTTCTGCTTTGCTTGTAGGTACTTGTCGTGTTTCTTCGCTTGAAGATCCCTGTACCTCTGCAGACGAGTTTTCAACTCTTCCATCTTTCTCCTTTTTTACTGTTGTAAAATCAATCCTCAAATTATCAATCTTACATTCTACAAGTTCTCCACTATTGGACACATTTGCAGCTTTCTCAATATCATCAAACAGTTCTGTCATTGTAAAATGACACTCTCCATTGATAATTCTTTTAACTTTTGTCATACTTTATCCTTTTTGGCAACCTCTTTTTTGTGTATCTCTTTAGTCATCTTGTTATATATGCTTAAATCAGTATAATTATCGGCTTTAAAATTTCGTGTTGATCTATATAGTTTGAGTGCCATCATTAATTGACCTACTTGATGTGGCTTAATTTTTTTTTTTAAACTGTCTGCCAAGACAATCGTAAACATTTCTGCCAACATAATAAAATTTTCTTGATAATTACCATAATCTTTTTGGCGATCATCAATAATCTTTTTCTCTATCTCTTGGTCTATGTCTGTTATTTTCTTATCCATATAAGTTGAGGGTCTTGGGGAAGAAAACTACCGAAAGGGAACTAGAAAGAAAAACTCCCCCAAGACTAAATACAAATTAATTAAAACTTGTATGATTGTTTACTACCATAACTAGGTTTGCTTTGAAACCCTTTATTTGATGGTGCTGAAGGCTTGTCATCATTAGAACTAGGTGGTGTCATTTTAATTGTGATACCGGTAATGTTACCTTGTTCATCTAACTCATTCCATCCAGCTTGATTGTGCCAAACGTCTCCTATCTTAACACCAATAGTCCATTTCTTACCTTCTGGTGCTTTTAGGTTTGGTGGTGCTACCCAATCTGGTTGGTTCTCTGCGTTCTTGTTTTGATTTCTTACAAGATTACACCATACTACATCTTCACTCATGTTTACTCCTTTGTTATTGTCAGCTTTTACTGACCCTTGTTAAATTGTAATTCACGAACTTCAGCAATGTCTGTGACTTGCCTATATGCTCGTAAATTATTTCTCAATAGATATTCAACATTTGCTCTGTGCTTTTCTTTAGCAATATTAAAATCTTTTAAAGATTTAGCACTTTTAAGTTCACGTTTTATATCTTCTACATCTATAGTTTCATCCATGTATGTAGGTTCTTCGCCAAGAGTTGTTATTGTTTCTGGTCTTGTAGTTATAACAGATTTCTCTTGTGAATCTTCTTCAAATGGTAATGGTTCATAACCATCCTCATCTTTGATACCCGTTTTAAGATTTAATAAATTTAAGAACGCATACTTTCTTGAGTATGACATAGCATTGCCTGTTCCAAATTTATCAAGATTGCCAAATGCTGAACACCCATCAACAAGTATATGTTGTGTTGGATCATCAACATCATAAACTCGCATGGTACATACGACCATTACTTGTTTTATGTTTGGCACAATCTCTGTCAGATAATTACAGGTCGCATACAAACCATTGTCTAACAAGGCTTGTGTTGCAACTGCTTGTACATCATCATGCAGCAATGGGTTAAAGTGCATCCCATTTGCCTTTGCACCTTTCTTGACACCCTTTGCACTTAAACAGGCATCATGTAGTTTTTGATATATATTTCTTTTCATTGTTTCCTTTTGTTGTTTTTATTAATTAAAATGGTAATAGACCCCATACTTTTTGTGCGTAAATAAAAGTATAAGTTCCGATTACTTTTCCTTTGTATATTAACCAAGACATAGTTCTCCTTTCGTTATTGTTGTTGTTTTATTCCCCATAAGTTTGTTATGAGTTTTTCTTGTTCTGGTGCTAGATCCTTATAATAAAAAGGATGATACATATCCGGTGGCTCACACATTTGTGCAAGTTCGGACAGACTTCCTTTGCAGAACATAATCATACGTTCCCAAAGTAAAATCTTCTCAACCATTTTATAGTAAAGAAATTCCAGATGGTCTTTCTTCATCAACTCATGCGTACTGTCAAAGATTATATGTTCCTTATCATTTGTATAAATTAAATAAGGTATTTTTTTGGTACACATATAGTAGAACGAAGTCTGTGTAAGGTTATCTGTTGCAGGTTCAGTAGGCAATGGTTGTGTACTCATTGTCCACTCTTCCTTGTTCTTAACCTTTCTAATATTTGGTGGTTTTGTTTTTAATTCTATAAATATTTTTTTTGTAAGATAATCTACTTTACCTAAAATATCTTTTATCATTGTCATTTCTTTTTTTCTAACATGATACTCACAAATTAAATTGTCATCTTTAACAATATCTTTAACAACTTTTTCTGTAACATTTATACAATCAATCGCATACTCAATCATTTTTTCTCTGGCAAATTTATCCTTGTCATCTACTGGTGGCTTTTCATTTATAATACCAAGTTCATTTTGAAATATTTTATTAAAATCTTTATCCCACTTTTCTTCTTTCATGGTAGATGTTTTCCAAACTTCATGTCCAATTAATCTTTGTACTGTGTTGTTTACAAGATTGCCAAAGTTAGCTTTATATCTAAATGCAAAAGTTCTTCTGACTTCTTGTGTAAAAGTATAACCAATTAAATTTTTGGCAAAGGGTGTTGAGGTAGATGAGTATGACCAATGGTCCAATCCTTTACCACCATTAAATATTGAAAATGCGTCTTTTATTAATTGTTCTTGTTTTTTCATAAGTTCCTAGTTTTCCACTATCTATACACTAATTATTTTACTTGTAAAGCATTAAATATGATATATATACATACAAATCAGAGCAACAAAGAAAGGAAATATGACACTTGAAGAATATAGAAAAAACAAAGGTCTATCCTATTATAATTTTGGGTTAGAACTTGGTATAAAAGGTGTGCAAAATCCCGGCACGTCAGTTCAGCGTTGGTGCTTAACTGCAAAGGTAAAGCGTTTTCCAGATCCAGAAATGGTTAAGAAAATTATAGAAGTTACAAACAATAAAGTAAGCATAAAGGATCTATATGAAAGCTGGTGGAACGCCAAAGTTTAAATATAAAAGAGTAAAAATTATTTGGCAAGATATTGTAACAGACGCAAGTTGGTTCGATAGCTTACAAGATGTTGATAAATTAAATTTTCAATGGTGCGAAGATATAGGTTATTTATTTTCTAAAGATACAAAGACAGTTAAAATATTTACATCATTTAATTATGATGGCGATAAACTTTCTGTTGGTACTGTAACTGTATATCCACGATCAGTTGTTAAAAAGATTGAAGTATTAAAATGAAATGTTTTTATTGCGACACAGAAGTTAGATGGAATAATGACTTTGACACCGAAGATACTTATCCAGATTCAGAACATAAAATAGTAAGTATGTATGAATGTGATAAATGTAATACTTGGTATGAAGTATTCCATCAAAAAAAAGGAAAAAAAAATGACAAATGAAAAAATGTTTGAAGAGATAGGTTGTCCGGATAAGCTAAAGAAATGTAAGGATGAAATCAAACGTCATAAAAAGCACATTGAGAAACTATCTAATCAGCTACTAGATTATGAAAGAATAATAGAAGAAAAAGAAAACGAAATAATTATAATAAAAAACAGATGAAAGGGTAAAGATGATTGAGTTTTTTTTACAAATTCCAAAAGAACTACAAGTGTTAGGTTTATTTTTTGTAGTATATGTTACTTGGAAATTTATTAATGGCTAGACAAACCTACGCATTTTCTAATGGCGATTATAACGATTGGCACAGAAAA